AGCAGAACAAATGACAGGGGAGCAACACAAATGCTTTAACTGTGATGGGCGTGGGATAGTGTATGAATTAGAACATTACCCACCCGACCCAGATAACCCTAGTGTAAATGCTGAAACGTGTCCTGTTTGTATGGGTGCAACATATATTAAGAAGGAGAGATAAGATGCCGAATGACCCTATAATGATATTAATAATAGTTGTTCTAGTAGTTGCTTTTATATTTAGTACTATTAAAGCATATAATGAATTCCCAGATGATAAGGATTAAAACAAATGAGAGAGCCAACAAAAAAAGATACACTGAATACAATGGTGGAGTACTACCATAAGTCAGCAGGTTTTGCAGGACTTAAAACCAACACACAAAAGAGCTACACTAGGCAACTTAAACATGTTTGTTTGACCCCTGTACAGGGCAACGTACAGCTAGGTAACGTAAAACTAAAGGACGTTAGTATAAAACATTTGACGGAAGCGTATGAGAAATGGTTAGTGGTAGGTAAACGTACAGCTAATCTTAGGTCGGCAGTGCTTAGTGTTGTATTCAAATATGCAATGCGAAGAGAGATAACAGACAAAAACCCTGTCTCTATTTTAGCCCGCAAGGTTGATAACATTAGAAGTATTAAATGGTCACGCAACGATGTTAAGACATTCTTGGATGTAGCTTACTCAAATTTTAAGTGGCGGAGCATTGGACTAATATCACATATGTCATACGATTGGGGACAACGTATTGGTGATATACGTAAATTAAAATGGAGTTCTTTAGACTTAGATAACAGACGAGTAAACATAGTTCAAAGCAAGACAGGCACAGAAGTACATCTACCTATAACAAATACTTTAACTAAGATGTTGCGGCAACAGCAGGAAGACTTTGGCTTTCAAGAATATGTTGCACCCAGGGTACGCCCAATTGCACAGTCTTACACGCACTATAAAGAAAAAGAAATATCAGCTTTGGTAAATCAGGTTAAGGCTGAGGCTAACTTACCTAAAGAAATAACCGCTAGGGATCTAAGGCGTACCGCTATTACTGAGATGGCTGAGCTTGGTGTTGACTTAGCTGGTATTCTTCAAGTAAGTGGGCATAAATCACCGTCCTCCGCTAAACGCTATCTAGTCAATACATATAGTGGTGCAGTGAAAGCATCGGAAGGGAGGAACTTAGATGAACGTTAGGGAGTTTGTCTTAGACTTAGGATTAACGGATGGGCAGAGTGTTAGATGCACCTGTCCTGTCTGCCATAGTTCAAATGATTTTAGTGTTAGTAACATTGATGGTCTAATCTTATACAGATGTTATAAGTTAAGCTGTCATACATCCAGTGCGATACCTGTATCTTTATCGGTTGCTGAGATACAAGAAAGGTTACGCAATCGAGATGTAGCACTCAGCAAGAAGAAAGCAGCAGACCTATGGGTAATACCAGAATATGTAATTGCACCATCACAAAACAATAAAGCATTACAAACATTTATAGATCGTTGGGACTTACACGATGTTGAGATACTCTTTGACGTTAAAGATAAACGTGCAGTGTTTCCTATCAGAAGTAACAACAGTCTTATTGATGCGACAGGTAGAGCTTTAGATGGTGGAATACCTAAGTGGTTTAGATATACAGGCAACGCACCTGTCTACACTTCCTGTCAAGGTAAGCCCAATGGTATTGTGGTTATTGTTGAGGATGTCATTAGTGCTAACACTATATCTAGTGTGTGTCAAAATGTCACAGGTATGGCTATCTTAGGTACATCATTAAGTAGTACCCACATAGAATACATACAAGATTTTGTTCGAGTTATAGTAGCACTCGACCCAGATGCCACACACAAGACCTTGGAGTATAGACGAGAGATAGAGTCTTGGACAGGAATAGACACTATTGCAATGCGTTTGCAGGACGATATAAAGTATAGGAAATCAGATGACTTACACAGATTAGATATACTTTGTGGTTAAACAACAATCTAACTACTGCGTCCAAAGAAGCACGTTACCCCGCTTGCATAGGGCTATGCCAAGTTGGTAGTTGGGGCAGAGTTAAAGAATGTTGGAACGATGGTAAGAGCAGATCAACACAGTGGTATCTGTGGCCCCTACCAATGAGGTGGATAGGTTGGGATAGCAGAGGATCATTTTTAGGAAGAAGAAGAAAGGTAGCATGACAGAATTATCACTATTAAAAACTTTAATGAATAAAGAATTCTATGAATTACATAAGGGAATACGATGCCCCGATAAAATATTTACTAAGGATGTTAGGAAAGTAAAACAAACATTAGACTATGCAATGGAGACATACGATCAAGGTTTATCATTAGCGGATCTTGAGGCGTTGTTCTATGCAACCAACAAGACACTCACTACATCTAACAAAGAGCAGTACCAAAAGATCTTTCAGAAGATAGCTAACAGCAGTGCATTAAATAATGAGGTAGCTACGCAAGTTATCTCTAGGATGTTTCAGCAAGTGGTGGGTGAAGAAGTAGCTAACATCGGCTTTGACTTCGTTAATGGTACACAGAATAGTTTAGAGTCTTTACGAAAGATTGTTGACCAGTACCAAAATGATTTTACCCCTAACCTAAGAGTAGAGTTTGAAGATATGAGTATAGATGCCTTGCTAAAAGCTAACGCTGAAGAGACACAATGGAAGTTTAACATACCTACACTTAAACGTAATGTAGAGGGCATTAGTAAGGGACACTTTATAATAGTAGGAGCTAGACCTAATGCAGGTAAGACTAGCTTCCATGCCTCTATTATAGCCTCCCCGCATGGCTTTGCTGATCAGGGAGCTAAGTGCGTAATTCTATGTAATGAAGAGGCGGCACATAGGGTAGGCTCTAGGTATTTATCAGCGGCTACTACTATGACACTAGATGACATAAAAGGTAACTATGCAAAGGCGGCATTGAGATACGACAAGGTAAACTCTAATATACATATCAGGGACTCAACAGGTAAGGATCTCAGTTGGGTCGAAGCAGTAGTTAAAGCAACTAAGCCAGACATATTAGTACTAGACATGGGAGATAAGTTTGCTCCTCGAACAAGTGACAAGTCAGATGTATATCTAAGAGATGCTACCATACACGCTAGAAACATAGCTAAAGAATATAACTGTGCTGTGTTCTGGTTGTCACAATTAAGTGCTGCAGCCGAAGGGTTAGCTATGCCAGATCAATCTATGCTAGAGGGTAGTAAGACAGGTAAGGCGGCTGAAGCTGACCTAATGATATTGATAGGGAAGAATAGGATAGTGGAAGGAGGAGAGGCGGATGATATGGAACGACACTTAAACATAGCCAAAAACAAATTGAAGGGCGGCTTTCATGGTCGTGTCACTTGTCAATTAGCAGGCGACATAGCGCAGTATACAGCATGAGGTTAGTGCTAGACGTAGAGAACACAACTACTAAACGTAATGGTAAGACACATATGGACCCCTTTGAGCCTAATAACTTTCTGGTTCAGGTGGGTACTAAGAATGTGGATATACCTAGTGAGCGACACTTGTTGACGTTTGATCATATAGAAGAGTCTGACCGTAGTGGTGCTAATGCCAGGCTATTACAAACTATACTAGACAAGACCACCTTACTGATCATGCACAACGCACAGCATGACTTGATGTGGCTGTGGGCTAGTGGTTTTAAATATGATGGCGAAATATATGACACTATGTTAGCTGAATATATATTACAGCGAGGGCAGAAACAGCCGTTGAGTTTACTGGCCTGTGCCGAACGACGAAACCTAACCTTTCAGAAGGACGATACATTAAAGAAATACTTTAAAGAAGGATACAACACCAATGAAATACCGCTTAAAGAGCTTACACATTATCTTGGTTGCGACATTGACACTACTGGCGAACTGTTCCTTGCTACTCTTACCGAAGGCTTCTCCAAAAGCGAGTCCAACGGAATGGATAGAATTCGAGACATTACCTTTAGAGTCTGTAAAACCCTTACCCGAATGTACATGTCAGGGTTCAGAGTGGATAGACTCGCCCTTCAAGTAGTTCGTAAAGAGTTTGAACAAGAGAAGACAGACATAGAGGGCAGGCTGTTTAAACAGATACGAGAACTTATGGGTGACACTCCAGTTAATCTTAACAGTCCAGAGCAAGTGTCTCAGGTTATATTTAGCAGGAAGGTTATTGATAAGAAAGAATGGGTTGAACTGTTTGATTTTACAAAGGATGCGACTGAGTTTAAAAATGCTGTTGCCGCTAATACCAAACTACTTAGTAAGACTATAGCTTTTAGTTGTCCTGTTTGTAATGGTGAAGGAAGTAGATACAAAAAGAAGAAGGACGGCTCTAACTTTAAGAAAGCAAGCAAGTGTCCCGATTGTTTAAGTAGAGGGTATCAGCTAAAGAAGACTAACAAACTTGCGGGTCTAGGGTTCTCCCCTCCAAGTAAAAAATGGGTAAGTGCAAATGGGTTTAGTACAGGCAAAGATAACTTAGACATACTCATATCTATAGCTAATACAAAACGTATGACATCAGCCATAGAATTCTTACAGGATGTAAAACGATTGTCGGCTGTGACTACATACCTATCATCCTTTGTTGAGGGCATAAGTAACTACACAAAAGAGGATGGCTTCCTTCACGTTGGTTTAACTCAGCACATAACATCTACTGGCAGGTTCAGTGGTCGCAACCCTAATATGCAGAACATGCCTCGTGGTGGTACATTCCCCGTAAAACGTGTCTTTGTATCTCGATGGCAGGGAGGTCACATACTAGAGGCAGATTTTGCACAGTTAGAGTTTCGTGTTGCCGCATATCTATCGCAGGATAAGACAGCAATGCAGGAGATAGCTACAGGGTTTGATGTACATTCTTATACAGCTAAAGTTATCAGCGATGCGGGTCAGCCTACAACACGTCAGGTGGCTAAGGGCCACACGTTTGCTCCTCTCTTTGGTGCAAGTGGCTATGGTAGAAGCAGAGCAGAAGCGGCATACTATAAACACTTTAATGAGAAGTACCAAGGTATAGCTACGTGGCATAAGAAGTTAGGCAATGAAGCGATGCGACATGGTAAGATAACTACACCATCAGGTCGCCAGTATGCTTTCCCTAATGTTGAGCGTAGACAGAATGGAACGCCCACACACTTTACTATGATAAAAAACTATCCAGTTCAAGGTTTTGCTACAGGAGATATTGTACCTGTTGTACTACTAGAGATGGACGAAAGACTAAAGCCATTACAATCCTGTTTAGTCAACACAGTACACGACTCAACAGTAATTGATGTACACCCAAAGGAGAAAAACTATGTGATACAAATTATTACGGATATGAATAATGATCTTGATCAGATTATCGAAGAAGCCTATGATGTAAAAATGAATGTGCCAATGCTATTAGAAGCAAAGATTGGCCCAAATTGGCTTGACACAGAAGACATTGTGTGTATAACTTAAGACTCTTTTTAACCCCACAGAGGTAACATTATGAATACAAGTATTTCAATATTAAACGACGAAGACGCTGCTTTACTCGAAGAACTTTATGGTTCCACAGTTGCAGTAAGACAAGAATCAAAATTAGGCTCTCTTAAACTAGTACAAACCGCTAAGATGGGAGATTTAGAAGTAGCAGGTAAGATACTTAAAACGGAAGTTATTCCCGTAGGAGCTTACGAACTATATATAAATAAACAAAAAGTGTATTGTATTAATCCACTAATTCGTTTTTTCGGTAAAAAATATCTCTATACTTATTGGGACGATGGTAGTCAAAGA